TTATAGTTTATTTTACGATTCTGCCTTCTTGCATTGCATTTGATATTTCCTCTTCGTACTTATCAAACTCAGCAACACTCATGGCAGCAATCTCCTTTTCAGACCATATTTTCTGTTGAGCTGGTTCTATACTAGTTGTTTTAGTAGAGACCATATCTGCAGCAGATTTTCTAGTCGGTTTAGAAGATGACTTATCCTTTGGAGCATCAATACCAAAATCTTTCTTAAACAAATCTAAAGCACGTGAAGCTAGGTCAGCATCGTCAGCATTTTTGTATATCCAATCTTGAATAGACTTAGGTTGCTCTTTTGCCCAACCATGGAAATCATCACTGTTTTTAATATCTTCAAAATCAGGATGTCTCTCCATTAATCTTTTTTCTGCATCTTGTCGTATTAATTGATTCTCACGTTCTTGGAGTTTACTAAGGCGTTCTTCTAGAACTTTTGCTTTAGTCTCCGATTGCATATGAGCAACAGTTTCTACAACTTCATAAACATCAGGATATTGATTCTTAAACTCTTCTAGTTCTTCTTCAGTTTTAGGAGCTTTATAGTCAGTTCTATTTTTAGTAGCTTCTTCTATTAACTCTTGTTCTCTGCTTTTAAACTCGTTAAGTTTACTATCATAATGTTTTTTTAAATCATCGTATCTTTTTTTATAGTCTGGTTTTTTATAAGGAGTATCCTTTTTAGTTTCCAGTTCTTGAGTATTAACACTTCCTTCAGCTTCCACTTCAGTTATGTCGTTACTCTTAAAGAGCTTGTTCTGTGGCTCTTCAAAATACATATTTTCAGATGAGATAAAAGGTTTATCATCTTTAACGTGCCAATCTTTCTTTGCATTATAAGGATTTGGCGTTTCCTCTTTTTGGACTTTATTAGTCATTTTCTTTTTCTCCTACTCAGGGCTTCGTTTAACAAGGTAGCTGCAGATGTCGACTATGCAGGGCTTGTCTTGTAAAGGTAGCCTTTCGGTTATTAAAATAGTAAAGTGCCGAGTAATTAATTCGGGTGGCTTTACCGTTAATTAGCTTCTTACGTGTGGAACTCTAGGGTCTAACATATTTCGTGTTACTTCTTCCTGTATCATATTATCTTCTTCAGCACCTAATGCTGGAGACATAACATCTGCAGGTTTAGTAATACGAGTTTCTGTTGTTACAACTTTTTCAAGTTGGTCGCCCATCAAGCCACCGTTATAAGCTGTTTGTCTTTCGTCTGCTTTAGCTTCAGCATCTTTCATCATTGACATTAAATTGTCAGCTCCGATTTCTTCTACAGCTTTTGCAGTAAAGACAAATTCTCCGTCAGATAACCTTGCAGGTATACTGTCAGAGACTCCTGAACCCGGACCTTCAACAGGACCAGACCCAGCAAATTCTTGAGCAACATCTACGACTTTATCAAAAAGCATAGCAAGTTGTTCATCTTGTTCTAGTTTGGATGTAAGCATATCTTCTTCTTCTTCTGATAATGCTTCAGCCATTATAAATTCCATATAGTTATCTTCCATAACTTCGTCAGGAAGCATGTCAGGTTCGTTCAATGCCATTTTCATTTGGTTATCTATTGAACCACCTTCTTCATAACCCATTCTTTTTACGACTTCAGGAGCTTCTTTTTTTAAAGCTTCTAATCCTTTATTAGGAAGTTTTACTTCTGCTCCGTCTTTATATTTAATTCTAATTTTATTGTCGTCTTCTAACATTTTATTTATCCTTTGCTTTTCCAATATTTAAAGCAAACCAATCAATGATTTTGTAAGCTTTACCTACTAAATTATCATCAATAGGTGTAGGTGTTATAGCAGCTATCATTGAACAAACTGAAACTATCCATGGAACTACTCCTACTATTTTTAAAATTGTATCTAATAAATCTAACATATTACTCTCCTTCCTTTCTTAGTATTGCTTCTTTAACCTGTTGGTCCAGCTGCTCCAACCGTACCAGAGAATTCACCTTCCCCTGCAACCGGTACATTTCCTGTTCCGATGTTGCCACCACCAGTGCCTGTAACTCCAAGCTCTTGAGGTTGTTGAGGTGTTCCTTGAAGACCTCCCATTGGGGACTGTTCACCAAGGGGTTGAGCTTCTTCGCCATTTGTTTGTCCAGCATTCTGCATTCCTATTATTTGTGCCATTATTGCAGCTTCTTCAGGGTCATTGAGTATTTCATCAGGGTCTAAGTCTAAGCTGTAGGCAAGTTCACTAACGAGTTTAGAAATCTTAACAAATGGAGCAATAGCAGGACTTTGTGCAGTTTGTAAGAACATAGTAAGTCTTTGACTACGTACTTCTTTTTGCATCAAGCTATTTGTTCCAGTAGCTTTAACTTCTAAATCACCTTTAACATCCAACTCATCTTCTAAGAATTGCATGTTCCATTGGAAATAAGATTCTCCAAGTGGCTTTAATAAAAAGTCATCAAGGTTTTTGATAACTGTTTTAATATTTAAACTTGATGCTCCAAGTAACATAGACATACCAGAAGCAGTCCTTGTCATACTTTGAACACCTGTTTGTCCGTGTGAATAACTAGGTATACCTGTTTGTTCGTCTGCAAGTTGTCTAAACTTATCAAACATCATTAAGTTTTCTTGTGATGTATTAGGAAACTTCAAACCATGTATAGCTTGTCCCGGCATTCCAGCTTGTCTTCTGAATATCTTACCCGGATATATTTCCATTGATTGTCCACCGACTAAAGCAGACTCATCTACATCAAATACAAGAGAACCAGACATTGCTAAGTTGTCTATAGCCATTCTTGCATGACCATTCATAATCTGTTGTGAATCATCCATATTTTCTGCTACACCAATTCCGAAGAAATTATATGGATTTCTTTCGTATGGGAAAGCATTATATGGTATTCTATATGGAGTAAATGGATTTAATACAGCTCTAAGTAAGTAATGTCCACATGTCCATACGTTTACTTGTACTTCATCTAGGTCATCAACACTGTCGGGTAAGTCTATACCTACTTCTCTTGCGTATTCTGCATCCATCATTCCCCAGTATTCAAGAACTTCAAAGCTATTGTGGATATCTTCATCACTTCTAGCATCGTCCTTTAACTGGCTTTCAAAATCTTTTTCTACGTAGTTAGCACCCATTTGAATTGCACTACGTATTGCATCTTCATCAAAGTAAGGCATATTACGTAACTGCCTTAATTGACTTCTATTCATTTTATGTCTATGGATAACGTATTCACATTCTTCCATATTAGTTGCGTTAGGGTCTGGATAAAAATCCCAACAACTAACAAACTCTATTCTAGGTACTCTAACCTCTAAAGGACTATAGGTTCTATTACCTTCTTCGTCTGTATCCCACTTGTGAAGTTTTTTATTATAATTAAATGGTCCTTTTACAATCCCTGTACCAAGTAGAGCAGATTCTAAAAGAGCATTTCTTAATTCTGAGTTACCATTTGATTCATCGATTTGGTCATGGATAAGTTTCTCCATTCTTCTTGCAGCTCTTTGTGCAGGAGATACTTCTATTGCCTGTGGGTCAGGACTTGTACCGTCTTTTAAAATACCAGCATCTTCTGCTTGGTCTTCAAGACTATCTTCAAATATACCGTTGTAGAAAGTAGCACCGGGTTTTAAAGTTCTACCGTCACCTTCGTAACCAACATCATAAGGACTATCTATTCTGTTTCCAATGTCATCAGGTATTTCAGCTTCTGAAGTTTCAATACTAGGAGTAGGATTAGATGTATCAAGATGTGCAAAGTTTGTTTCACCTTCTGCTATTTTTGTTTCAGCTATTCCTATAGGGAACTTACCTGTACCAAAGATAACATCAACAAGTTGTCCAAATGCTGCAAGTACTTTAGTTTTAGTAACCTTTACAAAGATTCTAGATTTTTCAGATTCTCTAAACTTAACATTTTTAGAGTATAAACCTCTGTAGTTTTCATAAGCTTTTAACCATCTACGTTCATCGGTTTGTCTAGCATCTTCAGACTGTGCAAATCTACCTTTGATAATACCTATCAGATTTCTTTGTTGGTCTTCTTCAAGTGTAAGAGTTACTCCAGATTCTCCTTCAACTTCTTGGTAGATGTTATCAGCATTTAAAAATGTATTATCTTGTTCTGTCATCTATTAATATCCAAATGTAGAATCTACTGGTCTGTACATTTCACGTTTCAAACCTCTAATACGTTCTAACGGGCTTTCCATTCTAGGTCTACTCATTATCATATAACGCAATGCATCATATGCGTGGTCTGAAGCTTTTGTATCTACATCTTCAGGGTTAGTTTTAGATAACGGTATAGACTGTAATTCTCTTATTAAGTTCGGACATGTATTAAATATCTGTAACTTAGGTCTACCGTTCTCTCTAACCTTTAAATACTCGTGTATTTGTATCTTACCTTGTATTCTATTCTTATCAGCTCGTCTTAACTTATGACCAGCTCTAATTAAACTTTCTCCTACAGTTGGACCAGTTGTTCCTGTTCTTGCCCAAGCTGCAGTATCTAGAACCCCGTTCACTGAGAAAGGGTCTTCTGTCTCCATATCAGTTATTATAGCACCTAATTCTTCACCTGTCAAGCCTTTTTGGTATAATTCTCTATAAATTATTAAAGTATTATCGTTTATGTCCATAATACCCCATAAACAACAGCTTTCTGCAGCATATCCATAGTCAACTGCTTTTACTCTTTCCCAGTGTATAGGCAGTTCAAATGGTGTAATGATATGATGTTCAGGACTAAATTCTACAAAAGCAGCTCCTTCTGCTACGTCCCAGTTACCTTCAAGCAGTTGTCTTCTTTGTATTGGTGGTAATGATTTAAGCATCTGCTCATATACACCATCCTCTGCAAGGTATGGGTTATCAGCTAACTTAGCCGGTATAAACTTACGAGTTAATCCATCTGAACCTAGGAATGATTTGTTAGACTCACTAGGTTCTATGTATCTTTTCTTTACCCAATGCGAACCAACACCACCGGGGTTAGCAGTACATCTAAGGTATGTTTGTATTTCTGGGTCTTTCAAGGAATCCAAACTCAACCTTTGCACCGCTTGGAAAGTTCCAAAGCTTTTCTACTTCTCTAAACTTAGCACCGGGAAATGCTTGTGGATATAGTTCACGAGATTTATCAATCATCTCTCTAAGCTCTGGCATAGAACGTCTTAGTATTAATGCTCTATGTGCAGGTCTATGTGCGTACCTTAATGGGTCAACAATCATAGCATATGACTTACCACCACCAGCAGCTCCACCATAGAGTACATCTTTTTCACCAGCAGCAAGGAAGTCTGTTTGTGGTCCTTCGTTAGCGTGGAAGAATACATGATGATTATCAAGTACTTCTTTTACAGCCTTGGGTAGTGTGTCTAAATCACTTTCTGTAACAACACCTTCTTTAGTATTGTCCAGCTTTTCAAGTGTTTCTTTTTGTTTCTTGAATGATTTTCTAGCGTTGTTTAGCTTTTCTTCAAGTTTTCTGATGTTCTTTTGTTTACGAGTAATAGTCCTACGTGCTGCAGTTTCTGCATCTTTAGGAGGTCTACCACCTTTTTTACGAGGCGTACCGTCTTTGTTCTTAACAAAATTGCCTTCGCTATCTTGCAAGTAAAGATGTGGGTTCAGTTCCCAATCTTTCGCTTCGTAATCCATATTTTTTATCTATATGTTTTTTAAGTCCCGGAGCAGACATGCGTCTGTCCGTCTTGTATTCTAACCAATCACATGCAGCCTGTAGGGATACTTCTTCGTTGACTACCATGTTTTCTGCAAACTGCAAAGCTTCTAACTCTGTTTCAATTGGTTTAAGAAAAGAACTAGACTCTTCTGATAACTCATAACCAAACGGTATAGTAGAGGTAGCTCTTTTTATATATCCTTCTTTCATTTTACTTTTCTATAGGCTCTTGTTTTTCTTGCAACTTTCTTTGGTTGCTTTGAATGTTGTTTACCTTTTTTAGTATCTTCTCTCTTTTTTCTAGATGTTCTAGCATATTCTGAAGCTGATAATGCCTTAATAGCCTTCTCTGGGAGATACCTTTCTCCTGTTTCTGACGATTTCTTACCACTCTTGGTACGCCATTTTTGCTTGGTCCAAGCTCTAAGACTTCTTTGACTTTCTTTTAGGTTTGACATTCTTAGTTTTTTTTGTAGTTAAACAATTTTTAAATAACTTAGCATATGCTTTGTTTAACTTGTTCATTGTTTCAATCATAAATTTCTTAATCCTTTTCATGTTACTTGTAGCCTCCCCCTTTGGCTTTGTATTCTTTTGCTAAAAGCTGGGCTTTTCGAGCAGACCATTGACCGGCTTTACCACCTTTGGTACCAGCTTTAATCTTCTCGAAGAGCCTCTTACGCATAGTCGGTTTCGTATAGTTACCGGCTTTATTCACGGTTGACTTAGTCTTTGTCTTCTTTCTTGGCATTTTTCTTTT